AAAAAGCACAAGATATAGCTGACAGCAGGAAAGCTGCTCGTGCAGGATCGCGTAACTTTTTAGTGATGACGGGGCTGCTGTCAGGGCTTGGTGGGATGCCGTTGATGGGAACTTTCGGTACTATCTACAACTTGTTTAGGGATGACGACGAAGATGACTTTGAAGCCGCCACACGCAAAGTAGTCGGCGAGGGTATATACGGTGGCCTCGCAAATGAAATATTAGGTGTAGACGTAGCAAATCGTGTTTCCATGAACAGCCTACTATATCGCGCACCGATCATTGATAAAGATCAAGACGCACTTTGGACTTTAGCGGAACAGCTAGGTGGCCCTGTACTTGGCACATATTTATCTATGAGTAGAGGGGTAAAAGATGTTGCGAGTGGAGAAGTACGTAGGGGTCTTGAGGCTATGGCCCCCTCTGCTCTTCGTAACTTTTCAAAAGCGGAACGGTTTGCGCGAGAGGGCGCAACAACTCGCCGTGGTGATCCGATCACAGAAGACATAAATCCATACAATATAGTAATGCAGGCGGCAGGATTTGCACCTCAAGCATATATACAGCAGCTTGAGTTTAATAAAAACAATCGCCGTAGACAGGAAGCTATTAACAGTCGCCGTAGTAAACTACTGCGCCAAAGAAACATGGCTTACCGTGAGGGCGATTTTGAAGAAGTTCGCAGAATTGATGAAAAGATAGCAAGATTTAATTCAGGTCTTCCAGAAGGCGCACGTAAGTCACTTATAACTGGAGATACAAAGCGCAGATCACTTGGTTCTTTTGGTAGAACTACAGAAAAGATGCGCGGCGGTATGACTTACACTCCATTTATGGAGCAAAGCTTGAAGGAATTTGACCAAGGCTTGCAACTTTACTAACAAAAAAGGCCCCCACATATAGTGGAGGCCAGTCAATGGAGAACAACATGAAGGAACAGTTGTCCCATTTTGTATATCACAAAGTTCTCCATACACGCAAACCTAGTTTTTGATTTTCTATGCAAATTTGTATATTAAACTCCCAAGATTTCATTTTTGCCACACTTTTTAATTGTTTTGCGCCCATATCGGTATTAACGCACGGTACAAAGAAAGACGAACCAACATCCATACCATCCCAATTTACAGTGATCCGTAGCCCGTCAGGGTTTAGATCATCAAGCTTCATCACCTTTTGATCCATCTTCCCCCTCGTCAAACGCTGCAAACTTTAACTCAAGAACATCTTGTGGCGGCATGTTTAGGTCAGTGCCTTTGGTAAGACGCTTCTTCACACGCTTTGCCCCCATCTTGTCTTTTAGGTCATCAACAACTGAAGCATAGTTAATTTGCTGATCTACGCACCACTCTTTGAATGGTTTAATACGTAAAAATAGTAGCTGTGTATCTGGTTCGTATCTCGCTACCAACGCACCGCGAGGCGCTGCTGTTACAGGCATTAGTTGGTCTAGGCCGTTATCGTTTTTACCACGAAGATCTTCTGTACTTTCAATCTTTAATAGGTTGTTGTAGTTTTCTGACAAGTAGTTGTTTAATGTTTCTGCTACCGATGCACCGATTTCATTGACAAAACTATTTCGACGTATCAGTTCGGCAACTATCCACTTATATACTTTACCTACGTCATACTGGATGAACCCAAGCTGCTTTGCTATTATCAAGCCAGCCAGAACAACAGCGTTACCATTAGACCAAAATCTATTTTCGGGGCCAAGTTTAGCCGCTGCATCAAGACGCTCTTTAGCACGTTTAACAATAGCACGGGCCTCATCTCTATTGTTTATTATCCACTGGATATACTCCGTGCCAAGGTGCCCATAGTTCTTTTTTAGATCCTCAAGCAGATCTGAAGTGTCTGCATTGTTTCCTGTTGTATGGATCATCTTAGTCACTTTAATTTCAAACAACCGCTGCATCTCTGCTTTCGGTGTAGCCTTATCCCTACTCAGAGTTTCCCACGCACTGGTATTTCCAGAGCTTAGTGCCAGCAGTTTCCAAGGCTTCCCCCTAGCACGTTCTACATTCCCATTTGCAGATAGCCTGTTTTTCTGTCGTCCACCTGACACTTGGTAAACATACTCCGACATCTCTCTGCTTGTTACGTTTGTCATCTCATCAGATACAAGAGGTAAACTGTGCATTACTTCACCCCGATTCATCCGTGAATTATGGGTGTCGTCTTTTTGTAAAGTCAATAATTCTGGATCCCCCCAAATTGACATAGCGGCAAACTGTGCTGTAGTTTTACCTACACCCGTACCACCGTATAGATGAACAGCCATACTATTTAATCCCGTCAATGCCATGAGTGGGGAGCCAAAACCAACACCCACAACGTATTGATGCAGTTCAAAACCCGTCTTGTTATAAAAGTTAAGTAGTTCTATACTTTTTTCTTTACTGCCATTCGGCTCAAAAGTATCCATAAGCCCTGCGGTCTTTGAGGATGGTGGATTGTATGTTGTCTTGCTACCCTCAATAAGCTTTTCGCCAAGAACAAACTTCTCCATGTTGTCATCGACCCAACCAAACTGACGGTGCGCTTCATCTGCAACCGATGTGCGTTGTAGTTCATCTACCCATTTTGTTGTATATGCCATAAGTTTTTCTAAGCTCTTTCCCCATGCAGTGACGCCCTCATGCGCCATGCTTTTACGAAACTCTTCCCTAGATGTAATGTGCGTAAGTGGGACACTAAATTGACGCACACCGTCTTTTGGTAAGTGTAGACGAAACACCAAAGTCTCACCTAATTCCTGATCGTGCAGGCGGCGTGTAATGTATATATCGTGATGGTATACTACTTCTTCTTCGATATCACCATCATCGTTGCTTGCACGTAAAAACACACCACCATTTGCACCCCTAAAGTACGGTTTAGGGTACTCGGGTATATCAAAGGCTTGATCGTCCTTTTTTCCTTGTACGGGGGCTGAAACACTGACTACTCCTTCACTTTCCCGAATACGTTTACCTAGTACGATTGGGGATTTTATTTCTTGCCACAATGGGCAGTCCTGACAAACACCTTCTCTTAACTCGTCAAAACGTGCGCAAGTATACGGCCCCTTTATTTCGTCAAGCTTCTTGCGCATTTCTGCTTCGCTGTAATCGGGGTGCCTACTAGATATTTTAGTCGCGCCCTCTTCACCGTCCACGCAAAACTTTGCGATGGATAAACCCGCCCTCCAAAGTGGCTCACTAACTTCTGTTTGCTTACTTGCAATATACCCAAGCTGTGCGCATCCACGCCCCGCAATAGTTTTTTGCATGATTTTTTTAAATATGTTTTCAGAATTTTCGACGTAAGCTTCGTATAGCGCGTCTGTCCCCAAGTTTATCTTGATAACTGGCTTCAAAATTACGCCAAGCTTTTCTACAAACTCAGACAGGACTACAGGTTTTGGTATGTCTACACCAAACAAACTGACAGGTAGAGGTGGGTTGTCTTTGTAATTATGTGTATCTGGCACACGTAAAATACGTGCCACGTCTGCTGTGACCGCAGGGTCTGCAAGTAATCCATTGTCAGCGCAAGCTTTCTTTAATCGCTCTGCTGCGTCTAACCATATCTCCACCGAAACTGCTTCGGTCAATAGCCAATACACATGCACACCTCTACCGCTATTCACCATCAAAGGTTTAGGTAGAGAGAGTTGTTTACAGAAACTACGTAACGCACTTACAGCGAGCTGCTGCGTAGGATATTCTTTCGACGGTCCAACATCCAAATCTAAAAACAAAGATTTAAATTCTTGTGCGTTGTCGCCTTTTCGGTTGGTTGGCTCTCTGAAGGTTGCAAGCGCAAAATAAACGTCTAACCCATCATTGTCGAACTTGTAAGCCGCTCGTTCAACTTCTTCGATGGTATCGTAAAACTTTTGTATTCTTATATCGTCTTCGCTTCGTGCTGCAAATACACAATAGTGACCACTACTGCTGAGTACCCCTTCTAAAAATTCTTTGGTTCCCATTTCTCTGCTCCGTATGTCGTGACGGATTGGGGGTCAGTCCAACCCGCCACGACAAATCTATCGTTGATGACCCCAACTGTTAGACCTTAGTCGTCCCAGTCATCAACGATAGCAGAAAGGTCGTCATCATCAGAGGGAGCAGGCACCTCTTTCTTTTTTGCGACCTTCTTCGGTTGCGGTTCAGGTTCCGATTGCGGTAGATCATAAATATCCACTTCATCGTCTTTTACCACACCCCCCCGCGCTTGAACTCCATCAGCTTGTGATACCGTTAGAGTAATAGCATCAATAGCTTCTGCGCTATCTTTTGCCTTTACAGCTTCATGTAGCTCTTCTTCTGTTAAAGGGCGAGCTGCTTTAAAGAATAGTTTTGGGGTATCGCTATTCTCGTCAAAAGCCATAGTAGTAACTACTGCAATGGATGGAGTTTTATGAGCTTTTAAGTGTTTAACATATGCTTGCATACCCATCTTACCATTTTTGGCATCACCAAAAATAGAGGTTGCGGGTAAAGACAGTTGATAAACCGTCTCCATGTCACCCTCTAAACAAACTGCTACACGCTGAGAAAACCTACAAGCCTTGGTTTCTCCCTGACCAGAACCTTTAATGTTTTGAGGGCACTCCATACAACGAGACGCCTGCATCTGATCTTTTGGTACATCAGAAGAAGGTTTTTGTGTGTCAGGCGACCAACAAGTAGGTGCGGAAGGATTTTCAGCATCGTAAGATCCTGAGTAGTAAGTACGTGATAATTTAGCAGCGTTTACAATAACTACATTTAAAAAACCATCGTTCTTAATGTTTATTTGTTCACCACCTACGATCTGGCGAAAGCGACCGCCCCGCAAACTAATTCGGCGAGATCTATTGCTATTAGAACCACCTGATAAATTATCATCAACGTCCTGTAATTGTTTGAACAGATCGCTGGATACTAAGGAGTTGCCCCCTTCAAAAAGAGTCATGTCTGACATACTGTTCTCCATTAATTTTCAGTAAGAAGGGCATCATCTTGCCCCTTTTCTTGCGCGGCTGTCAACGCCGCTTCTACATCATCAAGCCTAAACCGATATACTTCGCCGACTTTAATGTATGTATTCGCAGGGATCGCGCCTGTTTGCATCCATTTTCTAATAGTAGAAATAGATACTTGGAAATAATCCGCGACCTTGTTTATGTTTGTATACGGGGTTTCTACATCACTCATTTTTTTCTCACAGAAATAACGTACTCAGAATCCACGTTTAAACCCGAAGGCATTTGGTCTGGGTTCTCTTCAAGAAACTGTCGTACATGGGTTTGATTTAAACGCTTCTCAAAAAACTCAGGAAGATTATGATCCATGATAAATTTGTGCATAGATCCCCAATCATTTGTCCAGTAGCGCGATTTAATTGTACGGTAAAACAGGCCCGAGGATGTTTTGACGCTATCGACATTATGCTCTTTGCAATGGTCTAGCAGTGCGCGCTTTAGTTTATCCTGTTTACTCGCAAGTTTGTCATCTTCTTCAGCAAATTGTGCCTTCAATTCTGACCGTTTGGAACGTATGTTTACATACGCTTTGACCAACTTTTCGACAGTCACCGCCATCATTATTCTCCGTTTTATATTTATGTTACTGTTATATGGTAACTTATAATACTTAGTCAAGTATTTCTTTGTATAAATTTATCATTTCTGCGTGTATGTTGATACGCTCGTCTAGAAGGCGGTAAATACGTTTTTCTGCGTTCGACCCCGCGAGCTGTATAACTGTACATTTATGCTTTTGCCCTGACCTGTGGACCCTTGCATTTGCTTGCGCGTAGGTTTCCAATGAAGGTGTCGGCCCCCACCATACCACAGTGTTTGCCGCAGTAAGTGTGACCCCATGTGCTGCAGCTTGAGGTTGGATTACTAACACTTCTGGGTGTTTATCATTTTGAAAGCGGGCGAATATCTCAGTCCTTTTAGACGCAGGAACATCTCCTCGTATGATTGCTGACGTTATGCCGTCAGATGTCAGCTCTTCTACAAGCATATCGATTGTATGCTTAAATGGTACAAATATTAGTACCTTCTGACTACTCTCGTTTATAACTTCTTTAAGTGCTTGATATCTGTTTTTAATATCAAACCGCACTGTATCACCATCGTCAGTATATACAGCCCCCGCTGATATTTGTAGGAGTTTATTCATACTTATCGCAGCGTTTGTGGCGGTCACTTCTTCCCCTGCCACTTCCATAACCATCTTTTTTCTGAGCGTTTCGTAGTATTTTGTTTGCTGCTTTGTCATTTCAACAAATCGTTTCGTGTAAGTCATGTCTGGCAAATCAAGACATTCGTCTTTAGTAAAACGTATTGCTGGCTGCAACACTTTGTAAACGGTATCTTTTGCTGTTTCTTTTG